TTCTTCACGGATATGCTGACAATATGATTTTACTATTTTCTCCGACGTTTCTTCTTTCATGACGGTATCTCCATAAAATCAAACAATGTCGGCTCGTCCACTTCATTCTCCGCTGCCTGCAAATAGCCGACACCATCCCGGAAGTAATCCAGATTCAGCTCGCATCCTTTACCATTCCGGTGCATCTTAACCGCTGTCATTGGAACTGTCATAAGACCGCCAAACGGATCATAGACCGTATCACCCTCATTGCTATATCTGTTGATGATTCTCTCCACGATATCCAACTGTAACGGGCATACGTGCATCTGAGCGCGTCTTCGGCTCTGCGTGGTGTTAAGGGTACGCATCCGGTTGATATCATCCCATACTTCCAACCGATTCCATGATCCCGGAGCTACAACCATAAATGTTGCCGGGAGCTTTCCGTCCTTGTCCAGATCTTCCGCAAGCTTCACATGATCCTCATAGTTATATACGCTGCCGCGGCTGTACTCCCTGTACACCTGCTGTAAACTATCAACTGGAAAATCCTTAAGTTCTTCCTTACTAATCAGTCTGTCGCCCGATGATCTCCAATAACCATGTGCGTCAATCTGCCATTGTGCGCGGGTGTAATCCTCTTTGGATTTCTTGACCGGAACATCTGCGTATGCCGTAGATCTGTCGGTTGGCAGTTTACGGAAAAGTAAGATATATTCCGGACATCCTACACCCATCTTTGAACCATCCTTGCACTGTTCCGTCCATCCGAGGCGGTATGTCTGGTTATTCTCACGAACCACATCGGTCACGACCGTAATCATGCCAAAATACTGGAAACCATGCTTCATATAATGGCTGATGCATTGCGCGTGAAATGGTTCAATGGTTGGCATCCCGGTACCAGTTGCATTTCCAAATAATACACGATCTTTAACATGGATTGCTGCCACACGCCCCGGCTTCAATACCCGAAGCAGTTCCGGTGTAAGGAAATCCATCTGCTCAAAGAACCGATCCGTGTTCTGGTTATGCCCGAAATCGTTATAATTGGCACTGTACTCGTAATGGTTACCGAATGGAATCGAGGTATGTATCAGATCGATGCTGTTTGTTTCCATTGCCCGGGTTTCCTCTACACAATCCCCATATACCGCTTCATAATGGTTTCCTCTCACTGTTCTCTCTTCTCTGCTACCTTCCACGCCCATCTTCCTTTCTAACCGCTGTGTCTTATTTTCCGAGTTAAGACCATACTTCTTTACAATCTCGATCATCTTTGCGACCATATGATTGTGATTCTTCCATTTTTCAAGCAACGCTTCCTTGATCTGCCGCTCATTTTCCATGTAGATGATGTCGATCACGACCGGCTCTTTCTGTAAAAATCTGTAACACCGGTGCACCGCCTGAATAAAATCGTTGAACTCATAATCAATTCCAAGAAAAATCTCGCGGTGGCAGTATCTCTGAAAATTGCATCCAGATCCCGATAATGATTTCTTTGTTGCGAATAGCTTTGTCCGTCCATTCGAGAAATTAATCACCCTCTGCTCGCGTAGGTCATAATCCATAGATCCATAGATATCTACCACATCCGGCAATGCTTTCTTTATCGCATGCCGCTCATTCTCCAGATCATGCCATAACAGAAAATGATCTTCTGGTGATTCTTCTACAATTCTTTTCATCTCTGCCACGCGGCGATCAATGCTATCTCGCTTGACCGCTGCCGCTTCTTTCAAGCCCTCCGCTGCTTCCTGAAATAATTGCATCTGGCCATCTCGATCTGCGGTATCTCCATAATGTACCGGTAATTCATGCCATCTTACGTCAAGTGGTGGCAAATCATATCCTTCATCAGAATAATCCGGATTTAAATCTGAAGGTTTCGTGATAAAAAGTGCCCAACTGCTTACCCACATCCAGAATTCATCTTCCATATTCGGATATAAGGTCAGATTGTTTGCCTTTGTGCTGTCACGTTGGAAGAATCTGGTCAATGCCTGCCCGGTATCCATTACTTCCAAATATCCCGCATAGTGTATCAACTCTTTATATTTATTTGGTGACGGTGTAGCAGTTGCCACAAGCTTATATGGTACATTTTTAAATTTATCTAAAAACGTCTGATAAGTCTTGCTTCCAAAACTCCTTAAAACACTGGCTTCATCAAGAGAAGTAGCACAGAAATATTCTGGCCGAATGTCTCCATCACGAATTCTTTCATAATTTGTTAACACAATCTGACTTGTGCTTTTTTCTACTTCTTCCATTGTCCGACAGTATTCCGGCTTCTCATATCCAAGCACCTCCACAGCATCCCTAGTAAATTCCTGTTTTACACCTAACGGAAGTACAACCAACGCTCTCCCATCTTCATGTTCTGCTGCAAGGTGGCAAAATTCCAATTCCTGCACTGTTTTTCCAAGACCGAAGGATTCAAATAGTGCCCTTCTGCCGCCTTTTAATGCCCACATAACAGCATCTCTCTGGTGCGGCTTTAATACTTTATTTACTTTTTCAGGCTCCACAATGAATCCGCTTTCTGTTGCAAGCTCAATTTTTGTTTCTAAAAACTCCTTATAAGTCATTTTTCAAAGGAACCCGATATATCGTTACCCCGGCCGGAGGTTCGGCTCCTTTCTTGATTATTTGTTATTTCTACGCTATAATATTGATGTATCATCGATTTAAGCCACAGGTTGCAAATGCACAGGCTGGAGCCACAATGTATCGTCACTTGTCGCACTTTGTCAAAGTAACAATGTTCCTAATCGTCGCATCTTTGTTTTTACTTATCTATACGAAAGGGGGAATTTCTATGGGAAATTTCAGCAAACAGTTTATTAGTGTTACAGTTTCATATATGACAAGCGCAATTGCAGGTGTTCGACCTGTGACTTAAGTCGATATTTACAAAAGATCGAACAGGCTAAGTTGTACAGGCTTCTCCTGTTCTTCTTTTATTTTCTGTTGCCGGATATTCTCCAGCTCTTCCAATCGTTCCGAATCCAGCCACTTATCCGCGTGCGCACGGTCAATGGATGTGTCTGGAAGATTCTCATATCCAATTTCTATCAGCTTCTTTTCAAGCCGATCAATAGCTTTTTGTTTTGCTTCCTGCCTTTTCTTCTTTTTGCGTTCCTTGTCTTCCTTTATCTGTTCATCTTCCCATATGATTTCCACTCCTTCCCGTAAATCCTGTAAATCTTGCATTAGATCACGGCTTGGCTTGCTTTCTGCTCGGATATTGTATATTTCCCAAGTAAAAGTCTCATCCTCTAATTTTTCAAAGGAATTATTGATTTCATAATGCCATCGAATATCCTCTTGCGATGTTTTTACGATTGCTTCGCAAATATCCATGCTGCAGGGATGGTTCAGAAAACGAATACCCTTTTTTATACTCTCCCATCTGTCTTTTTCAAACAAAGACATCTGTGCTTCATGCCTCACAGTTCCAGATTTCCTTAAGTCATAATATACATTCCCTCGCTTTCGACTCAATTGCCGTCCAAGAATCGGGCAATAGCCATTGTGTGCAGCACACATTTTGGCACATTTAATGGGATTATATCGTTGTGTCCAAATATTTGTTCGCTCATCGTAATACATATGATTCTCGCAAACTCTGCCACCGTGAGCATTAGAGTATTCCCTGTACTTCCGTTTCCGTTCTTCCTCGCGTTCCCTATTGGCTTTTTCAATACTGATTTCGTAATCGTATGGTTCATCTGTTTTGTGGCAAGTGCAAAAACACTGAAGGCATAAACCTCCACCATGCGTGCCATATAATCTTGGATCATTGTGCTCGCACTCTGGCTTGTTATATGGGCAGCGAAACACCGGATTATCATTTTCATGGCTCCAATCGATTCCGCATCCCAGATTATCTATCACATGACTTCCCATGATGAACTTACCGCATCCGGTTTTATAAACGATGCTGTCTCTGTAGAACCGCTTATATTCAAACCCGCCCGAAAGATTGTTCAACGGATCATTGCCAGGAAGTCTGCTTGTATCTACCTGTACATAATCAGGATGGTGGTCGGCAGTATAACCTTCTGCAAGCAACCGCTTTGTCAATTCGTTATATTCCATAATCAGATCCCCTGACACGGACGAATGCCCCAAAAATCTTCCATTTTGCTACGAAATGCGTCTTGATCCATGTCATAAATCTTGCAAAAGCACTTCTCGCACGTATTTCGCACCTTAAATGTCTTAGTCAACCGAGCATCCCAACTATTCATCCGCGCTCCGCATTTATGGCAATTTTCATCAAGCCATTTCACTTTATTCGCCATGCGTTCCACCCTCTTTCGATTTGCTTCAAAATTCTAAACAGGCATTTTTCGTTCGAATGTACCTTGTTCCGCAGTTAGGACAAAACGTATAACTTGGTTCATTCGCACCAAAGCCGCATTTCCCGCAATACATCAAATCGTGATGGTGCTTGTAAGCCGTAACATATAGTAGCCACTTGTCGGCTTATTCTTTTTCAAACAATCTATTGCATCTGCATACGATTTAATCAATTTCTCTGTCATTCCTGCACCTCCAACAGTTCCGGATTGTCAAACGTATTGCCGATAACTTCTGCATCAACCATATTTATCCAATAGCCTAAATCTTTTCTATATCTTTTAGTATGCTTGCCTGACCAGCCTACATAAAATCCAACGTGTTCAGTTTTGGTGCTATCAAAGCAGTTCTGATAACTGCCGTATTTGATTTGCGCGCAAACATCACTAAATAAGTCTTTTACAATATCATTCTCCCAAATCAGCTTGCCATTCTTGTCCTTAAGTCCGGTGCACTGGCAGATGGTATCTTTATCGACTTTGTGCCAATTTTCAAATCCTAAATCTCCTCTACCCTCACCTTTTGTATACATATTGCTGTCATTTGTTGGAATGATAATTGCTTCATAACCAACTTCGGCATCATTTGACCGTATGAGATTTCCATGCGCCCATTCGCCATTATCAATCCGCTTTCCGCGGAATAAATATCTATCTTCCATCATTTTTCTCCATTTCTGCTTCTGATTGAAGCCAATTCAACCATTCTCCACAATCCTCGCAATCTGGATAATCAGGATTCGCCCACTGATAATCTTCTTTTACTTCTTTAAGAAACCCTGCTAATTCCTCATCCGTCATGCTACGGATTCTGTCTGCATTGGTCTGTGGTTTTTTCTTATCTCTAAGAAATGCTCCGATCACGGGCATATTTCTTTCTGCAAAAGATAGATGCTCACTGCTTTTTCCCAAATAGATAATCAGTGGATTTTGCTTTCCGGCTTTACTGGCTCTTAATACCTCGTATGGATTGTTTGACAGCGAAAGCAGTTCCCATCCATCCCCGACCAACCATTTTTTCAAATCTTCCAGCTTACTGATATGTAATACATTTCTTTTTGCCATCATTATCCCTCGCTTTCCCGATACAGTTTCGGCAACGGCATCCAGGCAATGACTTCAAATGGAATTTCTTCTCCGTCTGAATTATTCCAACTGTGACCGTCATATCCAACAAAATACGGAAGTATATTCTCAAAATCAGTTTGCATATACGGTTCATAGTCCATAACCGTTACCAAGCATCCAAATGGTTCTTCCGGCAACCTTTCACTTACCGGAATCCACTTGTTATCCATTCTGTTCACTTCCTTACACGGCAATTGCAGGGGCAATCCCTGCCGTTCAGCATCTTCGTATTCCCCAAGCTTGTTCAGAATGGCTTTAAGTCTATCTTGCGCTGAAAACGTATTGCAAAGAATACTTAAATGCTCCTTAGAAACATACTTTCCATCCTTGCCCTTTTTCGTAAGACGTCTATTTTCCAGTTCTCTTTCACAGGCTTTAATTCTGCCTTTATTCTTGCCACCGTTGTGCTCCATCGTCTCGATTGCTAAACGAATTTGATTCGATGTTGCTGTTTTCAGCACTGATGTAAAATTTCCGTCTGTAGCTGGAAGCGAACAAAGACTTTTAATCACGTTCATGTACATTAGCATCTCTCGCTTTCTTTCACACCTTGTGGGGCTGACTTAATTACTTTCATGCAATCTGGGCAGAAATCAAACCCATTCACCCTTGTGGTGCATTCTGTGCAGATTTTCTTGTCACATGTCATGATATAGCTTTTAAATCCACTACATCTTGCATGTGTAACAACGGTGCTATGTGGCATATCACACATCAATGTTGCCTTTCGCTTTTTACAAAACGGACGCAAATCATCTTTCGATATGTGCTTAACTACGTCTCCCATGCTGTTCCTCCTATCCATTCAACTGCAAATTCAACTGATCTTGAAAATACTCAACAATGAACTGATCCGTCATTCCCTTAGCGTAATTCTCTGAATTTGCCTTAAGATTCGCCCAAAACAAGTCCATTTGTGTTTTTCCAAAGCGCTTATTCTTTTCCATAAGCACTGAAAAGGTCAGTACCAGGAATGATTCAATCGCGCTATATGATTGCATATTCGCCATATTGAACGACTGCAATCCAACTTTTCCCTTTGGCAGTCCGCCCATCATCTTTACTCTTTGCCGGTATGGAAACTCCATAATCTTCCGGCTTAAGATGCAGTTCCATCGCTTGTCAATTTTCTCAACAGCAGCATCATAGCGATCCGCACTGTCAAGCAATTCCGCGTTCTTCTCATGCATCCGGTTGTTAAAATCTGTAAGCGCATCTGTTTCCATGCCGAAGTCGTAGTAAAGTACTGTAAAACCCAACAACTGCAAGGACTTGAATGTTTCGCAAAACACTCTATCTCCAATGGCCTTCAAGCGAGCCTCCGGACAACTCTTTACTCCGTGCATTACTTCTCCTCTCTGTGCCGCCCTTTTATGCAGGTATTCCAGAATCTGCATCCCGGATCACAAGGTTTGTCCTTGCTGCCATAATCACAGATTCTTCCGCTGCCATAATATGTGGCTGGCCGCTTAAATTTCTTGTAGGCTTCTGGATTCATATGTTCTGGTTTAGAATCCTCAAAACTGTTGATCTCTCCGATCAGTTTTATGTTTTCGCGCAAAAGGCGCTTTTCTTTGCTGGTTCTATGTATTTCTCTCACCTCTCTGGATGGTGGGGCGATTGCCGCCCCGATGTTGGCAAGTTAAGATCATGGCCTGTGATAACTATAATTCCGCACTTGCAAAGTTTCTTTTCCCTTACGGGCGGTGTTTCAACCTACCGGACCGGTGTATTGAGCAATGTTCTTTCCAAATCCGCATAATCACATTCACGCTGTTCGAAATCATTGAACCGGTTCCGGGTTTTCTTTTCCGGCACAGCCTGTTCTTTCCGTGCTCCGTTCTGTGACCGGGACAGCCATGAATTCATGAACCTTTTTGCACCACCCCTTGTTTTCCTGTATTTAGGGTTGGACAGACACCATGCCTGTATATTCCTCAACTCCTGTCTAACGTCGATCCCCGGATAGAGCTGCTGGTATGTAACCACGTCGTTCTCCGACACCTCGTATTCTGTTCCATCGTTCAAGAGGAATTTTCCGGCACAAAGCGTTTTATCCGCAGGTGCTATAACTCTATTATCATTACTACTAATATCAGTGTCATTATCAGGTTCATTATCATTATCAGGGTTATTTTGCTTTTCAGAAAAACCATTTGCTTTTTTTGCTTTTGTTTGGTTTTCATCAGAAGCATTTGTTTTCGGTCTGCCGCCAAGTTTGCCGGCTTCCCTACGTTTCTCACATTTCTCCATGTATGCCGCATTATCCCGATCCATTCGATCTTGGATAAAGCTGAATGCCATATCTGCCGCAGCGTCCAGTTCCGGTATTTCCTCGCCTGCCGCATAACATAGGATGGCAGTGAACAGCTTCCCTCGCTGCTCCATGTCCATCTTCTGGATATGCTTTAAATACTCTGTATACATGACGAAGCTGTTCTTTTCTGCCAAGCCATCACCCCGTTTCTACTTCTGTAATTGTTACCTCAGTTCGTGGCTCCCATTTATCTACATCCACATAACTTCCATCCGTTGAAACAATAATCTTGCAATTATCGTCTGCCAGTACCTTGTAATGCACCAAAATATCATGCAAAGCTTCATGCAGATTTATGAGATCTACCCTGCGGCGATTTGGCATATAATACACAGCCTTTACATTCACCGGCCGGTCAATGGTTTGAATATGCGGAATACATGTTCCACACTGCTTTTCATATTTCTTATAAGCTGCGGACGGGATGATCCGAACTTTTCCCGATCCATCTTTTATAATCCGCTGACTGTTCTTTTTCGTGATCGGTCTCAACGGAATTGTAAATTTATACTCCATCTGCACCACCCATTCCAGCATTACAGCTTCTTATCTCAAGAATTGTATTATTGCTCGGATTCCATGCATCAACATAACTGATTGCAGCATCAAACTGTAATACAGGAATATTGTTTCTGGAGTTGACTCTAAAATAATCCTGAATGTCACGATTACACTCTGTAAATACCTTTTTACTCATTTCCTTATATGCCGGTGCTTTCTTACCTCCAAGAACCTCGATCACTCTTTTATTTACACTTTTCTTTAATTCCTGCTGCCGACCATAATCAATCGTCATGGTATTTTCAAGATGTTCGATACGGTTCTCATGATCATCCACCATTCCAAGTTGAATCCTCATCATTTCTTCTGGTGTCAACCGATTCTGATAGGAACCATTCTTTCTGATCTGCGGTAATACTTCGGATGTTACCCAATGCTTAAAGCGTTTTGCACTTGCCATCTTGCTTCCGAAAATCAAAGCATATAAACCGGATTCGTTAATAACAACCGCTGCCTGGTCTCTGCCGATGGAGTCACGAATCGTTACTCCATCTATCTTGTCCTCATCATCTACATGATCCAATATTGCCTTTCTGGAATTGCTGTATCCCAAAACCTCTGCAATATCCTTTCCTACAAACCATGGTTCTGCATTTATAACCACCGTCCGGATTTCTCCGAATTCTCTATTTTTAAAAATCTCTAACTGATTCAATCATTTCTCCTTTCCATCTGGCACCCATCGGCACCAGAGATCCTGGCTTTCTGCATGAACGGTTTCTTTTGCCTTGCGGCAGGTGTTTCAACCTATAACCACGACTTTCCAAAAACTTCTCTAAATTTTTTTCTGGTACCATAATGTTCTTCAAAATACATCTGTGCCATCTGCTTGAGTTTCAAATCAATATCTACAGCATCTTTTCCGGCATGTACGCCATTCGGATGAAGATCAGGTGCAAGCGGAATAACAAATCCATATTTTTCACTGTTCTTCCTATTAGGATTTCCCCCAAATATATGGTGTCTCTCTACTGGGGCAATACCGGTAAAATAACAATGATCCATATCGTTCGTAAAAACACTCCACAGCCGTTTCATACACCCCACCGCTCTTTCATCTCTGCAATCTCCGCAGGTGTAATAGTTTCTATTCCGAGTTCTTTCGCATCCGCTACTGTTCCATCTATTAAAAGCGACATTTCTTTTGTGTCATATGTATGGCTCCCGCGATACACCTTATAAAATGTGGCTTTTTCCTCATACTTAACAGGAATACAATGGATTGCTTCCTGCTCCCACATAAATGCTTCGGGAGCATTCGTTTTGTATACCATAATTTTTCCATCCGGTAACAACTGGGGCTGCCCGTATTTACAAATCAGCACATTCTTAGCCTTTGCCTTAGATATGGTCAGTACATCCGCAATCTTACCAACAAGAACATGAAAATATGCGTTGGCGTCTAATGATCTTCGCTGTGTGTATCTGACCGCTTTAATTTTCAGTTTTTCATATCCTTTGAGCTTATCATATTCATTCTTTACCACATCATTTTCATTGACCTCGAATGTGATCCGAAAATGTTTTGTGTCAAAATCAAGTGAAGCTCCAACTGCTTTCCCTGTAAGTTCCATCAAGCACCCTCTATTTTATTTTTCTTTCCCTTATACCAAACCTCAACTTGCGTAATTATTTTTTCTGCCATTTCTGCCGAAATTTCGCTTGTCCCATTGAAATGATATTTTTCTTTTAACTTTCCCCATATATCCGATTCTTTGGCATCTTCACACATTTCTGCATACGCGGACACAAACTCTCCCATCTTATGCATCTGCTCTGCGGATGCCGGAACAAACTGTGGTGTAACCGGCTCGGGCGTTTCTTCATCTGGATCTTTCATCTCCTCTGTCGGGATACAGAACACCTGAAAACACGCATACTTAAATGCAATCGCCATAGCTTTATTGGTTGCCTTATCTCCGGAATCCATTCCTTCTCCAACTGTCACTGCTTCTATACAGGAACCATCTTCAGCGAAAAAAGTGTATTTTATCCTGCAAATGGAATAAATCAACACCGAACCATTCTTTGTCGTTCGTTCATGTCTCTGCTGTTCCAGCACTTCCGGTACAATAAATACATGATTCTTTACCAAAGCTGGATTGATTGCGTTCATCACAGCATCAATACCACGATATTTAAATCCCTGCTGCTTATTCACAGCATCCTTACTGACCGCTCCGATTTCTTCCATACATTTAGATATGGATTCGTAAATATTCATTTTCTTTCTTGCCGCTTCTGCCATTCTTATACCCTCCGAAATTCAATACCATACTCACGCATAGCAGATTCAAGCTGCACGACCTGGAATGGATCTGCAGTCACTTCATATCTGATTGTATCTGTGCAAGGCTTTGGTTTTACGAATTCTTCTTTTTCTTGTGTAAATAATTCGTTCGGTACTTCCGGAGCGGTAGGCACAATCAATTGTTCAGCCTCCTTTTTCCGTTCTGCTTCCACTCTTTTACGTTCTTCATCTTCTTTCTGATGCTTAATAATTTCTTCTTTCTGCTTCTGGTACTGGTTCATGCTTCCGATAGCATCTGATAATTCCAACGTGATCTTGTACTTTTCCAACCCTTTATCCTCAAATTCCGATTCCATTGCCCGGATAGTTGCAAGATCTTTCTCTACATGCTCGATATGCTCCGTGATAGCTTCTTTAATCGCTTTCTTTGTAGTTGTGGCATTTTCCCACTTGCTGTCATAAATACGTTGTAATGGCAAATATTCAGCAACAGCCTCATTCTCCGCAATAACTTCATCATAAATTTCTGAAATCAGCCTTTTCCTTTCTTCCACGCGATTACGTTCAAATGTTTCCACCTGCGCATTGATGAAATTAATTGGCTCATCAATCAACTTATCCAGTTCCTTTACTTTGGTCTCAAAATCCGTATACGGAACCATAAAAGATTTTTTAACTTCATTTTTCTTGTCATTAACTGTTTTTTTGAGCTTTCGCAAACTCGCTACTGTTTTCTTTGCTTCGGTCTTGGAATCTTCAGTAAAGGTCATATGTCTGTATTCTTCCAATCCATTTGATAACGTTTCCTTGACCTCATCAAAATTCATACCAATCGTTCCATTTTTTTGTTCCACTAAAAAATTAATGTCCTGCATTTAATAGTTCCTCCAACTTCATTTCCATCTGTCCATCCCTGCCACTTCTATATGCTGCAAGGATGTTTTTATTGTTCTCCTTTTTCTTTTCCAGGCAGTCACATGATTCACCCGGATCAAGATGTGCCCCACAATAGGGGCAGGGTCTGTAATACATCACACCACCTTCCGGAAGCATGAAACCATACAATCTTCACAGTAGATTTCTCCGCCAATGTCATAACAATAATCATCCTGAATATGATCCCCACAGCAGACGCACACCGGCCGTTGTTCCAGCCATTCGTCCTGCTCATCCTCATGCATCCGGAAGAAATCATAATTATCCGGGATCGTTTCCATTGTCGGCTCCTTCCTGCAGCAGATCATAAATTGCCTTTGCTTCACCTTTTTGCAGCAGGTCATAGATCCAGTCCGCTGTCTCATCATCCTGTCCGTCTATCAGTGCCGCATAGATCTGCTCCATCGGCTCGTCCATAAGCGGACACGCTGCTTCGGTGTAAATAAATGATCCTGCATTGTTCAGAATCTTTTCTGCGTCCTTGCAGTGCAAATACGCACTTACAAGCGATTCGATTTGACGTAAATTCATATTTTTCACTTGCACATTAAATATATTTCTTGTAAAATAAAGGCATAGCATTTTTAATGCTTATTTTTCTTTTGTTTCCCGAGAGAAATAAACCCCCAATTAGATGGAATCATTGCTTTGGTCGGCTAATTCCATCTTTTTTATTTCCACATCCAACACTTCCTTGAAATCCCCATCATTTTTCTTTTCCTTTCGCGGGTACGTGAGATTCGAAGCTTTATTCGGATATTGCGGATACATACGCTTTATTCCACTGATGTGCATTTTTCTCCTTTCAACTTGCTTTCCGGAGCTTCTGTATACAGTGCTCGGTTTCCTTCCGCTCTCTTTCCACTCTCTCGAGTGTGTATGCCACATGTGCGATCACCGCGCCAGCAATTACCATTCCTGCGGCAATTATCCAGCCAACTCCCTTCGAGTCCATAGCCATTGCGCCAAGCGCCATAACTACAATTCCGATTTTAAATGTTCTTTCTTTCATGTCCTGCTCCTATTCCGGGATGTTCCGAAACTCCACTGTGATCTTCAATCCAAGATCATCAGCCAGACGGAAAAAGTTCTCGACATTCATTCTTTCCGGCTTTCTGATCCAGTTTTGGATTGTTTTCTCCGTGACACCATACTTCGGTGCAAGGTCTGCCGGATCTTTACTTTGTTGCGCCTGTCCGCCCGCCATCATTCCACGAACATATGCCATTTTCTTCTTTGTGGTGCTCTGCGCAAGATTCGTTTTTGGCATTTTCTCACGCTCCTTTCTGTTGTCCGTTTTATTGGACGCACAATGCTATACCCTGCTCTTAGGTACGAATTGTTTTTCGCTCATTCTCAAACATTGCCAAGTCATCCTCAGAAATTCTGTATTCTCTGCCGAGCTTGATTGCATTGAGTTTCTTCTGGCGAATCCAATCCCATACCGTAATGACTTTTACCTTGTATCTCTCTGCAACTTCGTCACAAGTGTACATTTTCGACAAAAATATCCCTCCTTTTTGTATGGATTTTATACTTGTGTTTACTTCGGTATAGTGATATAGTTTAATAAAACGAATTATACTTATATCTCAAACGAAGTATTTGTTTGAAACCGAACTTTACGTGGCTGTTTACTTCGGTTCAATTAAGTATGTCTAAACTATAGCATTGCTTACTTCGTTTGTCAACAAGTATTTACTACGTTTTTGCAAAAGTATTGTTTTTGTGAAAGGTGAATATATTATGTATGACAATTTTATGCAATTATTACAACTGCGTGGGATAAGCGCATATAAATTCTGCAAAGATACAGGAGTATCACAATCTACAATAAGTACGTGGAAGAAAAAGGGCTCTAGGTGTGGCATTGATTTAGCTGAAATAATTGCAAAATATTTTGATGTAAGCATTGACTTTGTTATGTATGGTAATGAAGGTGAAAATGTAAATTCTCAAACAAATGCATCTCTTACGCCCAAAGACGAACGAGACATTGCCAAAGACATGGAAAACATGCGTAACAAATTATTAAATGAATCTGCTGGTCCACTATCCTATGATGGAGAACCGATACCAAAAGATGATGCCGAGCTGCTGCTGGGGCAAATAGAATTGATGATGCGCAAATTAAAACCGATCAATAAAGAAAAATATAATCCTAACAAAAACAAAAAGTAGGTGTTACATAATTGAGAAAAGACATAAAACAGTTAGTCAATTATTATGTAAGAAAATTTAATACCAGAAATCCATATGATCTTGCAAAAAGCCTAAATGTAGAGGTTCAAATTGGAGAGCTTGGCAGTCGCGCTGGATGTTATATGTTCCTAAAAAACCATAAATGCGTATTTCTGAACGAAGATCTGGAAGAAAATGAAATGCGGCTCGTAATGGCTCATGAGCTTGCACACTCGATTATGCACAGGAAAGAGAATTGTTACTTTATAAGAAACAAAACTTTGCTGCTCACATCCAAGATGGAAATTGAAGCAAATACATTCACCGCTGAGCTACTTATACCGGACGAATTGATTTTAGAAAATCCAGGCATATCGGCAGATCAGATAGCAAGAATCGCTGGATATGATAAAAAAATCATGAATTTTAAAAATAAAATCTTGATTTAGGGAGAGCAATTATGTTTTTTGATAAAATCTTGAATTTTTTCAAAATAGAGAATCTATACAAAGAATCTGATTTTAGAGACTCTCATTTTCAATCAAATAACATTAAGTGTGATAATACTGCTCATCAAACAGAAAATTATATTGGTCCTGCCTCAACTCATGAGCATGTTATGGAAATACTGTCTTACTGGAGTCAACATCAATATCAAAAAGTTAATTATAATTACTATCGAGAAGCTTCTTCTTCTGAAAAACAAGAATATGCTCTGATAGATATATTATCCTGTTTTTCAAAAGGGGCTCGCAATTTACATAGCTTTTCGCAAAACAGGTTGCATGATCTCGGTATTATCAATTTTGACTCCTATACTCAGTTCTTGATTTCAGAAAAATATATTATGCGGGCGGATATAATAAATACACTTATTGCAAAATATAATTCTCAAGAATTAAAAACAATAGCCGAAAGTGTAGGCGTAAAAAAGACTGGTAATAAATCCGAATTGGCGCAACGAATTGCAAATGAGCTTTCTTCTTCTGAGGTAAATAGAATACTCAGTGAAAATCCATTATATATTCTTTCTGAAAAGGGGCATTCTTACCTTGCAGTAAATGAAGATTATGTGCCACTACATAAATATTTATATTTGATTTCACTCGCAGAATTTAATGATAACAGAATACCTAATGGCGGACGATACCACAGGAACTTTTATGACACAATGTTTCAGATTTTAACAAATAGGAAGTTCTTTTTTGAACGCCATAGGGACTTCGAAGATGTTGGTTCAATATCTTTACAACTATACAATATGCTAATTGAAGAATCAAAGAAAACAACCAACAATGTTCCTGCCGATGTTATATTAACTAACTACGTTGAAAATTTGTATATACAAACGTGTTTTTGTTTTCACGCATATAGCTCGTTGGAGCATGGCGTTTTCCCCAGTTCTTACAACAGTTATATTGTTCCAAAGTCAAATAAAGATATCGAAAAATTAGCAAGCCAAGAACCTTATATAAATTATGAATTGTTATTTATCAATAAACCTCCAAGTTTCTTTACATATAGCGAATTCAAACAATACATCCACGAAATGTTATCTGGTCAAATGTTTGATGGGCAGAAATGGGATTTAAAAATTCAAAATAGAGTAAGGGAATTTGACAATATGATTAAAGGAGAATACTAATATGGCACTATTCAAATGTCCAGAATGTGGATATGACGTGCATACATATATGGAAGAAAACGGGGATAAAATTCAGTGCAATCATTGTTGGAAATTAAATACTCCAGGATCAACGCGCTGCATATATTGTGGAAATAATCTACAATATTCAAATACAGTGCGTCAAGGACTTCCAAAAGATGAAATGAAACAGGAAAAAGTAGAGGAGCATGAAAGAAAGACTCTTCCACTGATTATAACCGTTGTTATAATTGTTTTATTATTGCTCTGCTTAGTACCAAAAGTTTTTGTAATTGTATAATAAAAACCGCCCCGGTGCTGGAACACCAGAGCGGCAAACGTGCTCCGAAGATACACGCCGTGAACAAGCATATTGTATCATCAGGAGCGCGATAAATCAACTACCGCGCTATTTTTGCGCCTATTTTTAGGAGGAATGACACATGAATGCAAGAAAATTACCATCCGGATCTTGGAGAGCACGGCTCTTTCTGGGCGAGGATGAACAGGGGAAGAAACACTACAAGTCATTTACAGCAGCAACCAAGCGTGAAGCAGAACGGCTGGCACTGAATTATGCCGAAGAACGCGCCACACCGGACAGAATCACATTCAAAGATGCCCTTGCCAGATACATAGAATCCAAATCCAATGTGCTCTCTCCGTCCACCCTGCGCGGTTACCGGCAGATGGAAAAATATTACGATCCAATCAAAGATATGGATGTATCAGAAATTGACCAGAACACAGTTGTTGGCTTTATAAATGAATTTGCGGGGAAACATTCGCCCAAGACCGTTCGAAACGCATACAGCCTACTTTGTGCGGTCATACGCCTGCAAATACCGGATGCATCATTTCGTGTTACTATGCCCCAAAAAGAAATCTTACAATACTATATTCCAAAGGACGAAGAACTGCAATCATTGCTTTCCTATACCAAAACAGCAAACTATGATCTATACGTTGCAATTCTTCTTGCATCTATTGGAACATTACGAAGATCAGAAGTGTGTGGATTATATGCAGATGACATACAAGGAAATACGGTGCATGTTCATCAAACAATGGTAAAGAATCAAAATTATAAATGGGTACTAAAATCAGTTGCCAAAAATAGTACATCTGATCGTTATGTTGAATATCCAGATAAAGTCATTAAAGAACTTCCTGTTTCCGGCAAAATCTGCAATCTTAACCCGGATATGATTACGCATGATTTCGGACGCACGATAAAAAAACTTGGATTGCCACATTTTCGTTTCCATGATCTGCGTCACTATGCAGCCACAATCATGCACGCAATGGGTGTACCAGAAGCATACATCATGGAGCGTGGAGGTTGGAAAACCAACACTGTTCTGAATCAGGTATACCGCGGTACCAGATCGGATTTTTCAAAAAAATATTCCGATCAGGCAAACGGATATTTTGAAAACCATCTTCTTTGATTCGTGTCATCTTTCATGTCATCCACTTTGTTTTTTTTGATTTCAAAATAAGACTTCTTGTTTCTCATTTGGAAATATAAAAAGTCACAAAAAATCCAGTGTTCTCAACGTTTTCTTCCGAATCCGCATAAACACTGGATTTTCTTAAATAGTGGACTAGACGGGAGTCGAACCCTCATACAAAAGTTATAGAACGGCTTATTTATTGGATTATTAATTTTCGTGTCATCTTTCGTGTCATCTAACTATAGCTTGTCCAAAAATTCTTTCTTCCACTTCTTATCATCTACCCAGTATGCCGGACAAGCTTTTCCAGTTACATCAAAGTGCCGGACAACGTGTGCCTTATCGATGTTATATTTCTTCATAAGTTTTTTCGTGAGTGTAACAGCATTCTGAATCGTTACTGCTGACGCTCCAGCTTTTCCGTCCTTTACAGTATCGCACAACTCGATGTTGATTGAGTTGGCATTTGTGCAAAGTCCATACTTTTTTCCACCGCCTGTCTTCCCACAGTTCGGATATTTTTTCCCACCAACGGACCAAGCAATGTTTTTAAGCGGCACCGACTTCGTGTAAGAATCATCATCGACGAAATAATGTGCGCTGGCTTTGACCACATTATTATGGAAGTATTTCGCATTTGCTTCATCTGTATCGCCGTCATTGGCAGTGTAATGGATAACGATGTACTTGATGGATTTTAAACTTCTCTTATTTCCATAGTTTTTCGGATTCGCAAACAACTGCTTTGCAATTGCTTTGATTGCTTTTGTAATTGCCATGCTATTCCTCCTTAACTTCCGGGATGCCGGCTACACTGGTGAGCAATGATACCACGCCTGATACAATTGCAGATGATACAACCAGTTTCCAATCCACGGACGATACTACAGCGGCGGTACCAATCACTGCAACAGCAGTTTGTGCCATTGTCTTAACGGCACGGATGCCGGCAGCCTTAAACCATTTAACAGTGTCTACGTTTGCTTTAAATACACAATTCTTCATATTAAATACCTCTTCTTTCTTATTTGATATATTGAGCAATCATCGAAACCAAACCAATAGCAAGAGCCGTGGAAATTGTGCTGATGATTGCAGTTATAGCGACTGACTTATATTTTTTAACATCTTCTGCCGGTGCGCGTTCCATAACATCGACGCGAGCATCCATGCTATCAATCTTCTCATCCAAGGCGCACACATTCTCGTTAGTATGCTTTACTTCCTCGACCAACTGCACCATCGTTTCACTCATTGTATGTATCTCCTCAACAATTGGTTCTAGTTTATCGATTCTGTGTGTATTCGATTTAGCACGCGCTTCAACTCTGGTAAGCCGACGCTCGTTATAAGTTTTAGACCACATGATTTCACTCCTTCCGAAGTTTCCTAACTATATTGTAATGGATGCCAAGATTGATTTTGTACCAATTTAAAAGGGGCATCCAAAGATGCCCCTTACGCTGTCTGCTCTGCCTTTTCAATTTCTGCTCGCACCTTTTCGCGCCATCTCTCCGGTACATCATCAATTGTCATTTTCTTGTCTACCAAGATTCTGCGCACATAAAACTTAACCATGTCTTACACCTCACTTTCTGCGGCAATGCTTGCCAGTTCTTCGATTGCTTCTGCGTTTGCTTCATGCCCTGCTTTAAGCTCATCAATTGCCTTTTCCATTTCCGTCTTTGTCCGCAGCCTGATAGTAACCGTGTAAGTTCCATCTTCCTTACCTGCCTCGTCCGTATTCGGTGCGTATGTAAACCCATCACACTTCAGATCGGTATACTTTCCAGATACCTCATCATTGTGTGTAAATGCGACTTCCGCAAGGTTGTCTGCAGTAAAAGCATCCGTGATTGCTTTAATTCCATCAAAGTCTTTCGACTGAATCTGAATATTGCCGAGACTCGCTCCTTCAGCAACCTCGAACTCTGTTTTGTTTTTCAGGATAATTTTGTCCATTTTTATTACCTTCCTTTCTTTAACCTAAGTGGATAACTAACGGCATATATCTAATATCAGATAATATCTGACTTGTACGTCCTGTGAATCTAATGGGTAGTTTCCATACTGATGCACTATTTGACAAATTGCATCGAATTAGTGAACCTTGTATATCAATATTCTCTCCATTAAGTGTATTTACATCAACAATAACAATGCTATTAGCAGGTAACGATAATGAGACCGTAAGATTAGTAGCCGTTCCTGCAGGATACTTTATGTTTTTGACCCTATAGCCGCCATTGTCTATATCCCAATCGGTTTGTACACTTATTACATCGGAACCATTGTTGACTATACAAAACGGGTTTCCAGTAAATATGTTTTCGATGCCAAATGATGGTATTTTCTTACTATTTAGACTGCCGTTTAAATCGCTTATCTGCTTTGCAAGCGTACCATCCAGATTCGGATTAGCTTGTCTAGCGTCTAGCGCATACCCGGTTTCTGTTGTTACCTGGTTATTTACGATACTTTCCGGTTGCAGTGCGCTTCCGATTTTATCCTTTAGCGTATCCGCCAACTTGATTACATTGTTGACCTGATCCATTGTAAGAGTCGTGCCATCAATGCTTACCTTAAGGGTTCCATCTTCTGCAATCGAAAGTCCGTCTGCCGGTTTCACAATCCCGGCATCCTCTTTCGTTGCGATTGCACCGGCACCACCCACAATCGACTTCGACCAATATTCCGTATTGCTTGTTGCCGTTCCTGCAGGCACTTCCTTTTTTGCGAAATAAAGCGTATTGTTATAAGTCACTGCATCCAATCTCTTATATGTAGCATCTGCGCTCCAATCGCCTTTTGGCACGATTGCTACTCTTCCTGCTATAGCCATTTAAGCCACCTCCCAATTCAAATTTCCGTCATCATCAACGGTAAACACATCTGCTGTGTTATCTGTATAGATCAGCTCGCCGTCCTCATTCACATCAAATGTTGCCAGATGAGCTTTTTTATCAATGTTATCGCTGTATTCCTTGGCCTTATCCGCATACTCTTTGGATAGATTAGCTTGTACCGTGGATTCCTTTTCTGACGCATCCGCAGCGGATGCTGATGCTTTCGCTTTTTCGGCTTCAACTTTAACATCTGCCAAGAAGTTCGGCTGCAGCATATCTTCCGTAATGGAACCATTCTTTACGATAGCTTTGATTTTGCCGTCTGTAATCTCAAATGCGATCGTATCGGAATCAAGAAATTCATATTCTGTAATCAGCGAAGATAAATCCACGTTCTGCACTGTGCCATCGTCAAGCGTGATTACTAATTGTTGTGTCTGCGGATTATACTTGAAGTTGACCGCCAACTTTTCTAATTTTGTATCGATAACAGCCTTGGAACCGTTCATCTTTACCACAGTCAGCGTACCGTTGGATTCATCCCAAAGGATTTCCTTTACAAGTTCGTTAGCCCTTGTCAGATCAACCTTGGATGCATCCATAGCAACCACACGATCATCCAGGTTATCAATGCCGGCTTCCATATTATTTAACCGCATGGCATCAATAGCTGTATTCTCGCTTGGAAAATTCTCCCAGTATGTCCGGCTATAAATTTTCTGCATGGTTCACACTCCTTTCTAACGCTGATAATCTTTGTTCAAAATCACTACATCTGTTCTGCAGTTTCTGTATCATGGCAGTGTTAAGCGCAATAAACTCTTGATAGCACAATGTATACATATCATTTGCGCCACCATTCCGCTCTAAGAAATTTTTCCATTCCTCGTTAGATTCAAAATCTTTTTCGGAGAATACTGTATGTTCCAGTCCGTAAAACTCATTTTCAGATATGTCACAATCCGTCATTGCCTGTTCGACATCCTGTGCAACAAATCCCATGTGCATTTTCTCATCATTTTCTATAAGCCGATATTCCATCGGTTGTAACAACTCGAAAAATCTTTCAAACCGATCATCCTCTAACAGCTTTCGGAAATCTTTTTTCTTTCTGCGGTCAGACGTTGTTTTCCAACCACCGGAAGAATACCCACCAGCAAATGGATTGGGTGTAGTTCCACAATACACAGAACTAGAACTTGGAATTAAGTTTCCGTTGTCTGAAATGTGTACGTAATCACTTACTCCAATACCTTTTAAATAATATGCTGTCGACGCCATGATGCACTGTCTTGCGCTTTCTGCAGTCGTTGCCGAATCTGCAGATGTTGCATGGTCTGCCGTGCTCGCATGATCCCCTATGACTTCCCCATTCTGATCTGTTACAGTGTCTAGGTCAATGCGTATGTTTTGCAGCATGGGTCTGCCCCTTCCGTCAAGCCCGATAATTGCAATATCATCGCCAAGTGCTGTTGAATCAAAATCCAGTGAATCCACGATGGTCACTTTTCCATATTCATCAAGCCGGAAATTCGTGGAATCAATGGTTAGCGTGTTTGACTTAAAGTTTATCTGTCCGGATTCAATGTTTACATTTTCCGGGCTCATGGCAAACTTGCTTCGAATTTCATCTTCCCCGACCTTTCTGCTCACTTCCATCTGAATAGAATCGGCGGTTTCTTTAAACGAAGATTCCAATTTGCCCTCTGCATCTGTAGCACGCTTTGCTTCTGTAGCAATCAATTCATCCGTCTGTTCGAATCTCGTAGAGGTATTTTTTTCTAAGTCCCCATACTCTGATAACAGATGATCGGCAGTTTCCTCCAGAGTATGTGTTCGTCTCTTTAATAACTCGACCGTTTCACGCGTGGTTTGGTTCTGCACGGCATGTTTTTCTGTTCCTGTAGACAAGATCGCGTCACGCTTGCTTTGCACACCAGTAAGGGTTCGCTGCAGAATATAAGACTCCACAATCTCCCGGCTCGTATTAAACCGGATTGGATCTCCCAACTCTAAACACGGATTCCCCACACATTCGCTGCTCTTTATCGGGGTGTATGCTGCCTGTGCAATTACCGGCAGCAGATTATTCGCAATCTGCTTCATTTCAGCCCCAGTCTTGTCGCTTATAAGGAAGTTGCCGGAAATAACATAATTGTTTCCAGATGTTCCCACAATAGCCCCAGCAGTAGAATCATCTGCCCGAATCTCCAACTGTGTTATTGCTTGGCTTTGGAACGCTTCATAGTCAAATGTGATATAATGCCCAGTCATACTTTCAGTGTTTGCATCCGATGGAAAGAGATCTTCCCGTGGATACAGATCTTCTGCCGGATACAATGCAGATGTAATCGCCTTTAAAATCACATACTCAAATCTGCCGCCTCTCCCGATATTGCCAAATGCCCCGTTGATCTCACAAATCGCTTCGATGATTGTCTTGCCGCTTATCGTAGCTTCTGCAGTCACACTGGAATCATCGGACTGTGTAGTTACCAGCGTTTTGTTTACTGTCATGGAATCGTTGACAAGGCTTGTCTCTTTCTGTTCGATGCCGAGATGCATAAAAAAACTGTCACGAAACTGTTTAAGGGTCATTGGAAATGTCAATCCATCATACCAGCTTTTCACATCTGCGTTGATTATGTCATACATGGCATCATAGGCAACGATCTGCCGCTTGGTACGATCAGCGGTCGGGGTATCAGACTGTACCGTATATGTGCCATACACAAACGGATCATTCTCATTCCCTTCCAGAGTTTCCGTCACACGTAGCTTCATGCCTTTTGTGGCAATTGGTACCTCACGTCCGGTAAAAGAAATCTGGTTCGGCAAGCAAGAACCGAATTTCAGTTCCGTGCCGTCATTCAGAGTTTCGGTCAATGTGAATGTGTCCTGCTCTCTCGTGGAGTTGTCAATCACATGCTTTGTTCCGATTACTTCTATATTAAGTTGCTTATCAATTGAGCTTGCATAATAAAGCTCCTTGTTTTTACCACTTATCATAAAATCGCACCGCCATATCCGATAAAAGCTATTCGCCAGCCATCATATTCGATCTTCTTTTCATCTGCATACGCCACAATGGGTGTAAGATCAGGCACATAACAGTGCATCGTCACATACCGCATAATCTCCGGACACCAAACTGTCACCAGGCACTTTTTCTCCCGCCGCTGTTCCACATACTGGCTGTTTATGTTTTTCATAAACGCATCAAATTTCTTTTCATCCATTTCCGGTGTCTGCCACTCCGCTTTAATCACTTGATTTTTCAGGGCGGTTCTATGTAATACCCCATTATCGTCGTTGTAGGAATCCTTGTCCTGCCCCAGGAGAGGGGACTGAAATGTGCTGGCCAGTATACAGTCAAATGGGACTGTATAATTCCCGACTTTAATTAAATAACCGCCGTATCCCATTCAATCCACCTCCTAAAATAAAAATGCTGGGTTTCCGGTTGCCCGGTAGTATTCATTGGCTTTTTGCTGCGTCACACGGAAGATTCCATTCGGATCTCCTTCCACTTTAAACAGAACATTTACATTCTGGTTCCCGGTTGCCATTACGGATCGTACCGCACGCGCAACTCCATCCGATACAGATGCCACAATCTGGTCATTGTTCATAACGGACGTATGTCCTGCAATTGTTCCGACAAGCTCCGGTCCTGCTTCACGCGCGATAAAAAGCTGTCCTGCCGGTGCGTTCTCAGTTCCGACTGCATAATGTGCTATGTTATGCCACATTCCACCGGTATAGATGCCGCCGCCAGCTTTCTTAGATGGTTTTTTCTTCGATGAAGAATTATCATTTCCAATTCCAAGCCAGTTCTTAAAACTGCTCCATCCATCTTTTATCAACTGGATTCCAACTTTTACCGTGGTTCCCACAAAGCTGTTTATTGATTTCCAACCGCTCTTATATAATTTCACGGCTACTTTATCCAGCTTTCCTACATACTTATTTAAGGTAGTCCAGCCATCCTTTTTCAGTCCAAAGCCTTTTTTACCAATTTCTCCAACAAACTTAGATACTGTAGTCCAGCCTTTTTTTGCAAGAGAAAATGTTTTTTTACCGATCTCTCCAACAAATTTTGATACTGTAGTCCAGCCTTTTTTTGCAAGAGAAAAAGCTTTCGCCCCTATTTCTCCGACAAATTTCTTTAATGTAGTCCAGCCTTTTTTTATCAAAGAAATCGCAACATTTACTACAGATTTTGCACCATTAAATCCTTTTTGGATTAACTTAAGAGCTTCCTTTGCCAGCTTCGAAAAGCTAAATGATTTTATCTTTTCTTTCCAACCATCAATTACACCAAGGAAAATATTTGCTCCGAGTGGTTTCATTTTTTTCGCAGGAGAATGGATACCGAATGCATCTTTTATTCCATTAACAACCCAATTAAAGAAATCAACAAACGGTTCTGCAATGGCTGCAATAGCTCCGGCAAATCCATCCATAATGCCCTCAAAGATATAGCTTCCCATATCCATTATGTCTTTCCGGTTTCCATCAAATGCCGTTTCAAAATTTTTCTTCATTTCCGAGAAGAATCCGCCAGCTTCATCAAAATTAAACACATTTTCGAGAATATCGCTCATTTTAATGTGTTTTAATTTAAAGGAAATGTTATCAAATACAGCCGAAATCGGAATGGATAATTTCATTTCTTTTCCGTCCCACCCTTTAGATTTTCCGAACGGAGCCATAATCTTTTTTGGCAAATCTTTTATCCACTTAATAATCTTTGACGGAATATCATTTTCATCTAAAAACTTTAATACGGTAAAAGTAACTGTCATTACTCCTATAGCAAGAGCAGCATCTTTAAGTGTCAAATTTAAACCATTGTCCTTGAAGTAATCGCTTACAGATTTCTTCAAGGATTTACCCATTGATTTTCCAAATTTATTTATAGCTGCAGCCCCAAGAATTGTGGCTATGCTTTTAGAACTTAACGAACTAAGGAATGTACTCAATCCGTTAAAAATGTCTTTCCAACTTAGTCCACTGAAAAATCCAATCACAAACTGCCAGAATCCATCAACCCATCCGTTTATTGCTTCTGCACATTGCTTCCACTTGAATTCACGAAAGAATTCATTGAATCCATGAGCCATATTTTTCCCAAATGTCTTGAATTTAAATTTATCAGTAAATCCTTTTGATGCAAAAATTGCTGTATTCAACGACTTTGCGATAACGTCTGCGGTTGCTGTAAATACACTATTTCCTTTTTTATCCTCTGAGAATAATCCATTTAGAAATTCTGCAAAATCTTTTCCGAAATTTTCAGCTTTCGTGTAAATTTTATCCCACGGAATTTTCCCTATGGTATCTGTGATTTCCTGCCTTATAGTCTCTCCAAGGCCTTCCCAATCTCCGGATTTAATTGCTTCTCTGATTTTGTCCGCAAGATCAGCAATATTCTGGTCAATTGGCACCTCTTCATACAGATCGCCTACTCCACCGCCGCCACCGGAACCACCAGAACCACCGGAGCCACCAGAGCCGGAATCTTTATTGGAATCTATTACATTCAGCTCATTAAACGATTGTAGCTGTCCTTTTAATTTTTTCGCCGCCTTCGTAGCCTTATCTGCTTTCGAGGCGGCTGCATCAAGTCCAGCTGCATAATTCTTCGTTTGGGTAGTGGCTTTCGTCCAAGTCTTTTTTCCTGTCAATGCTGATATAAACTGGTTTACCTTATTGATTGCAGCTGTAAGCATATTTATAAGGTATGTGAGTGCCGGTCCGACTGCACTGATAATCGGAGCGGCTAACGCCCCGAATGCATTTTTAAGAGTTGCTACCGCGCTCACAAGAGCCGACATTTTTGCATTCACATCGCTGGAATACCTTGCCATGTTCTGGGTACCGTCTTTTACGGCAGAAATCATGGCATTCCATCCTTGGGTTATCCAGTTAAATACAAACAAGGAAAGCGCAACTCCTTTAATCCTGGACGCGAAGGTACTTACCAAACCGCTTGCTTTTCTGGTTTTTCCCGAAAAATTGTCAAGCCAGTTTCCAGTGTTCTTTCCTGCGCTCTTGGCACTGCCGGAAACCTTATTCTCTTTCGCAGCCAATTCTTCTTGTCTGCGCGCAAGTGTTTTCATCTGGTCATTCGTCTCGTGCAACTGGTTTTCCATCTTCTTATAGGCATCAGTTGCGCGGATTGCGCCCTTATCCAGATATGCCGTACCTTCTTTTGCCATTTTTGACTGGTATTTTTCAGCGGCTCGAATATCGGCTCCAACCTCTTCAATTTTACGATCAAGCGAATCCCATGCTGCACCAGATGTTTTTCCGCGTGCAATCATTTCCTGCTGCCGCTGTAATAGTTTATCAAATTCAGCAGTGGATCTATGTAACGCATCTGTAATATTCTTATATTCCTCTGTGGGAATCTTCTGGTTTTCCATCTGCCGCATCTTTTCGGTAAGATCTGCCGCTTTCTTGGCAGCCTTGGAAATTTGGTTCTCCAAACGTAGCATCTGGCTGGATGCGTTTTTCGTATCAATTTGTGTGTTTATTCTTATGCTGCCATCATAATCTGCCATCCGCTCACCTACTTTCTGCCGCGAATTTCTGCAATCATGTTATCATAATCGTCAATTTTGGCTTTTTCTTCTGCTGTGTACTCTCTCTTTTCTTCCGGCTGATCCAATGCATAGATCTTCTGTGCCTTGCGCAATGCCTTGCGATATTCTGCCGATGTATTGTTGTCCGGCTTCTCTTGTCGCTTCGATACCACCTGTAAAAAGCTGGATAGCTTATACGGCATATTCCAAAGCAGACCGCAGAACATCCACCAGTGCATATCCGTGGTAGCAAGATCAACTCCGTAGATCTGCCGGAAATCAGCATAGATGCGCCATTGGTCAACATCGTAGTCAACCACGCGTGTCTTGTCCCCGTCCGGGTCCGGGTTATCATGGAACCATCCGGAAAGGAACCACTCTACACATTCGCCAAGATCCTGTCCCTGTGGATGATCCCGAAGATACTCTTCCCCGTTCTCATCCGCATCTGCAAACATGAGCCACACGAACATATCGCTTTTCTCGTAATCCGTCAGTGCGCAATCATATTTTGCCTGCAGCATCTGGATGCCAATCGTAAAATCTGTATTCACTTTGTACCCGTGCCACTCTTCTGGCAGATCATCAAGAAAAACATTATTCATTCTTCTTTGCGTCCTTATGTTCCTGAATTAACTGGTTTTTGCTCTTGTTGTGTCTGTTTCTCCGTGCTTTACGGTTCGGAGAATACTTCCTGTGGATTGCTTCTGTTCTCGTCTTAAACAATTCGTTCATCACCGGCATTACAGTGTTCACGAAATCTACCAGAGCATCTTCATCCGGCACGAAATTCTCATTCAGTTCATAGCACTCATGGAAAACATTTTTAATGGTATCTTTTCCAAACAGTGCATCAATTTCCCGAATCATTCCTTCCAGAATACCAATGTGCATGTTCGAAGCATCCACGATAATATTCGTTTTCACATCGTCCGGAAGATCATCAAACTCTTTATGTTCGTATTCCTTGTACTTTTCTTTGTAGACTGCAATCTTATCCTCGCCGGAATTGACTACATCTTCCAGATTATTGGCCAGCTCCACAAATCTCTTTACTGTGGCCGCATCCGCCGTATTGATCAAAAGTGTTGTGATATGGTTCCCGTCCACGTCATTCACTTCGATTTTCTTAATTCCATTATCAAAAGAAATATTTTTAATATCTGCCATAAATTACCATCCTCTCTTAATCCGGGGCGCGAAAGAGAGGTACGCACCCCGAATATGTTAATTTTAATTAACACCTATTTTTAATCAGCATCCTTTTTCTTCCAAGTGAAAGAGCCATCCGGACCGATAGTGATTGTTCCAAGCTCCGGATCTCCATTCCCGTTGATCTGGATCGAGGATGTATGTGCATCCCCTCCGGCGCCACCGGTACTGGACGGGCACACCGTCACAGGAAACCGCATACAATCACCTGTTCCACCTGTAATATCTGTCTTGTAGAAACGGTAATAATTTGTATTGCACTTCTCACCAGTAGGCAGAGTTTTAAAAAGCGTGTCAATACATTTCTGCATCTCATCAGACAGATATTCACGGGATGGCGTCATGGAGAGCGCATATCCCTTTACCGTGTTAGATGCATTTTTCATGTTTACATACTGTTTAGATTCTGTGTTAGGTCCCAGATCTTCTGTGATCTCTGTGAATCCATCGCCCATCTCCGCAATTTTCTCTGCAGAGCCTGTAAGCGTTCCGATGTCTAATAAGGACACCATGTTGGTACGATCTAATGCCATGTATATTTCCTCCTGTTATTTTTTAAAAAAGTATATAAGTTGCATATTTACGCCGTATCCCATCTGCTTTTCATCCCGCATGATTGGCAGGACTACAGATGTACGGGTAATTTCCTGTAATGTCATGTGTGGATCAGCAAATTCAATCCCGGTATCTTCCAGCCATTTGCTCAAATTCTCCAGAACCATCTGTGCATCAATGGATGTTTTGTTGCTTGTTGGAGAACTGCGGTATACAATTTGGAATGGCATCTGTGCTGTATAGCTGCCACTCACATATTTCTTTATGTACCGCGCACCGGACAGTGGGTAAATTCCGATGGAAGTATCAACACTGATACTGTTCCACTTCACGTTTTTATTGCTTGCCTTAAACGTCTTGGGAAAGTTCGGATACTGCAAAATCAGATCCAGCACCGCATTCTGCGCACTTTCCGCGTATTTTATGGTAAGTTTCTCTATCTCTTCCATCACACACCTCCAACCTCAAAATGCGGCATCACATACTCATATTTATCAACTGTTGTCACCTTGTATACAGAATCCAGATTGTCGTGCGCCCATTCGTAAATGCCGGAATCAGGAATCTCCAAGTCCATATGATCGCCATTGATGAAAAAATCATCTGTCGGGTGGAACGTGATATAGTTTGGCTTTTCATCGTCCGGAAGAGCATCCCACGCTTTCGGCTCCATGTATGGTTTAGGTATCTTCCCCAAGTCAACAAAAAGCTTTACTGCATCCGCGCTATCCATGCCGCTCTTGGTTACATTCGCGCCCTTGGTTTCCACAAGGTTCACATTCTCCAATAAGGTCAGATAGCACTTCTCTTCCTCGGTGTCCGGATCGCAGAAGTAGTTAAACAGCGTCACCGTGTCGTTGTAAAACAATCCAAGTCCCATCACTCCACCCCCGCATAAAGCAATCCCGTGCCGGACAGATACTCACATACCGTGTCGTAGCACAACCGGTTCTGTGCCACCTTATCTCCCAGCACCTTATCAACAAGTGTCTCGTTGCTTCCAAAGCTGATAGACTGACCGCCGGAGGACATCGACTTGACGTTGCCATTCTTAGGATCATTCGCATGAGCCGTCTTGTAGTCGATCTGATAGAGCAGATCTGCAAGCGCACACGTAGCTTTCTGAATCTGCTCGTCAAATTCTTCCTTTGCAGTATCATCAATATGCCTGTAGGTCAGCTGATCCAACTTATCGGCGGCTCGGTCTTCCCACTTGGGGAAAAGGGATTCCTTGATAGAATCCCCATAGTATTTTTCTTTGTAGAAGTCATATGTGGTATATCCCATCAGAAATCCCCTTTCCTTATGAAAAGTCAACAAGCAGGTTCTCGTTGAGTTCCTTGATGCCGTAAATGATATCAAAAGAGATCTTGTCCTGCTTATGGTCAGAGTCGTAATCGAATACAACACGAACACCCAAGCCATCGGCAGATGCAATGTAAGCGTTCTTGTTGCCCATCGGCAGTTCAAGGTTACGTGTTACAAGTGCAAGACCATTTCTGTGGAATCCAAGAGCGTGTGCCTTGCTTACGACAAACGCGTCTGTTTCAGCTACAGTTTCCGGAATGTTCTGATCCACTTTTACAGTTCCAGCACCACCGGAAAGTGTCACATTGTCGGTAACAGTATACAGATATCCATTAACAATCAGCTGATCTCCCTTGTTAATGGTTGCGGTTTCTGCCTTTCCAGAAGATACTGTGAACTGAGTGGCATCCTTGGTTCCTGCTACTTTGTATGAAGTAGCTGTTCCTGCCTTATCATTCTGATTTTCCGGGCAGTTCTGCGACATGAAAGTTTCGCAGGTGTAAACCTTGCCAATTTCAGACTCTTTCAAGGCAATAGAATCGCCCTTGTAGCACTGTTTTGCGAAATTGTCCAGTGTGTTGTACAGGTACAGAATAGTCGGCGGAAGGACTAATCGTCTGTCTGTACGTGGGGCTTTTGCCTGATCCAGTGCTTTACCTACGCCTGCGATATCCGTAATGGCCGGTGTCTTAGATACAGTTGCTTTCTTTCCAGCCTTAGAAATGCCTACTGCCAGAAGATCCGCATCAATCTGTTGTGCCATAGCCTGCATTGCTGGTGTTATCACCTGCTCAGAGAAGTTTTTAATGTCTAATGTCATTTCTTTAGACCCAACATTGACCGTGATATCTCTGAATCGGTCCATCTTAACGGTTACAGAACCCTCTGTAATGTCCTGCGCTTCTGTCTGTCCCGTAAAGTTCTTAGCCACAAACGTAGCCGGTTTTCGTACAGTGATGGTATCTCCAACCTTTACAAACTCACTGGAATAATCTCTATGTACAAGATTCGCCATTGTAAGGTTGCTCTGCAGTACCATCAATGCTTCATTTGCAATAATCTGCGGTGTTAAAATTTCGTTTGCCATAATATTCCTCCTCAAAAAATTATTGATTCTGCTCACGCCACTTCTTGTACGTAGCAAAATCCATCTTATTCGGATCACCAGTAATCGGCTCGGTATGAGTGCCGCTTCCCATCGGTGTAGTAAATGTTGCCTGATTCTGATCGCTCTGCCGGCTCTGCTCGTCAATAAATGCGCCTGCATCATTCTTTTTTGCTTCATCCAGCAAATCATTAAAACCGATCAGTTTCCCATCCTTCACCGTCACGCTTGCTGCAATGTCTGCCATAACAGCTTTCTTTGCAGATTCAGAAGAAAATTTAATATCCTTGAAAGCCTTTTCCAACAAATCGTTTTTATCGCGCTCGGCAATTTTGGCATTGAAATCTTTTTCTGCCTGTTCCGCTTTTCTTTTCCACTCGTCACGATCTTTCGTGATTTCGTCAAAATCTTTGCCCTCGAACCCTTTCAAGGTGTCCTCCGCGGTATCTGCGCGCTTTTTGTAGTTGTCACGCTCGGTTTCAACTTTCGAGATCTTCTTATCAAGTTCCTGCTTGGAATACAATTCCTCACCAATACTCTTCTTGATAGATTCCTTCTGTTCGTCCGTGATCTCAAACCCAATTTTTTCCAACTCGCTGATAATCTTTACCATGTCTCTTACCTCTCTCTTTCCAAGTTGTTGCTCCGGTCAGTCCGGCACAAGTGAGTTGCTATTTACTCCATAGCTGGCAAAAAACAAATAAAAAGGCACGCCCAAAACAGGACGTGCCATATCGGTCATCCTATAATTGTTGTAGGGTAGCGAACAGATTCCTACTCTCCGTCCGGTGCTTATTTATTTGTTAAATTTATTGTAACACAGGATTATAAAAGATTTGTACCAATTTTGACACGCAAAAAGCGCCTGTATTTCAAGACGCTTTTAACGAGTTTATGAATAAAAAGGAGGTTTAGCAGATGACCAATGAGAAGAAATCCATCTGTATTATTATCATACATCATATCCGACTTGGATTTGTACCAAACTCTCAATTATCTCTTTGAATTCTATCATAAATCAGTTGCAATTCCCTGCCGGTATTACTCGGCTCATCCTCATGCTCCAGAATATCGTCGATAATCAAGTCATCTATCATCTCCAAAATATCTGTGACGCTTTTAACAGATAACATTTCATGTATATTCAGGATATATTTTTCTAATGTCTCTATATCTTTTTTTGCAATATTCATAATATCATTTCTCCCTGTGATGTGGATTTACCTGAATCAAAGTCATAGTAACCGGATTGATTGTTACTTCTGCATTTTTGTATATAAATTTCTGACTTGCCGACGTCCCGGAATATCTCACCGGTCTAATTTCTGCTTCTGGTGATGTAAGTGCCTTTACAACATCATCCACTGTAATGCCATTTCTCCGCTGTTCAACAGATCCAATAACCCTATCTATACAATGAAGGGATCTTCTTTTTAATTTTATACCATTTGAAGTAGTAAGTCCAACACATTTATCCTGTAATTCCATAGCTGTCTTTCGGTACATGCCATAATCTGCCAATGGTGACACATCGCCCCTCTTTACGGCCTCTGAATAATGAGTAAATAATTTCTTTTCCGACCGATCTGACATTATCCTCGTGAATTCCGATTTGCTAACCATATTCTTACCAAGATTTGCTTCATACGATGCATACTGTTCATTCTTGTATGCCGTCGCTCTGCCGTTTGCCTTTGCCGCCTGCGGCTTCTTGAATCCGGCAACCTTAACACGATCATACTGTCTCTGTAAGCCATTCTCCGCACAGAATACGCCATATGCACGGTTCTGATCACGAAGCCTTGAAGATAACTTATCATAATCGCTCTGCAGATTCAGATCATCCGGAAATGCTTTCATCTCCTGTTCCTTCATAAGAAGCTGGCGTTTGGTCTTTCTGATTGCCCGCTCCATCGCTCTCTGTCTCTGCTGCAGATCGTACAGTTCTTGGCTCTCATGGATATCTATCTTCGGATTGCCGTTTTCATCCACATATGGATTGCGCAAGGACTTGTGCCACGGTTTATGCGAATGTCGGCAATTATACCCGTGCAATCCCAGAGGATTAACCACATGTCCCTCTCCGGTCTGCAGATCTATATCATACCCGGTAGATTCAAGTAGATTCGCTGTATCCGGATCAGCACCGCGAATCTTGTATACTTTCCCCTGCCACCAATCATGTGACTGCAATCCTGTAGGGTTGATCTTGTCATGCCGGGCGCCCATATGCGCGGACACCAGAACATATTCTGCCCCAGCTTCCACAATATACTTATTCGTAACCTGTGCAGCTGTCTGGTTCATGGATGTTACAATGCAACATCGCACGGCTGCTTCCAACGATCTCCGGGAACCGGTTGGATAATCCACACGCATACCGTTTTCTGCATACCGATCTAACACCTCACAGATTGCACTACTGTAGGACTGCAACCCACTTGCCACACGAAAATCCACTTCGTTCAGAAGATTCAGCAGATCCCGTTGCGATTGGTCTATGGTTGTGTTTGTAAGATTGCTCAACTCTCCGAATGTTTTCATCATCTCCGCATTCATGGCAGCGATCACCATGTTATTCTGCAGTGGCGGCTGCACATCTGCCAGTCGTTCAAGTACACCCTTATCGTCCGAAAACGAAGTAAGCACACTCTCTCGTAGCAACCGGCGCACTTCATTCCGGCTCTTGCCCGTCAACTCCGAAATGCGTTTTACAATCTCCTGTCGGTGCAATCCCATCTGTTGCAGTTTCCACAGTTCGCGGTCTGCGGTTCCGGATAGGCTCTCTGATTCCACCAGGCGCATGGCAATGTCCTGCAGAATCCAATCTTCCAACTCCTGGTACATCTCTATTAACTTGTCAGATTTTCCATAAAAGTAATCTGGTGTAAGCATCTATCCTTTTCCTGCCTCTCGTTTTACCAGTTCAAGCCATTGTTTTCCGTGTGTTTCCTTCGCCCGCTCGAACCAATGGTCTGTAGTTCCAGGAGTATGTTGTACAAGTGGCATCCCTGTAGGGTACTTCCGTTCTCCCTTATTCGCAAAAGATCGGCCGTCTTCCGTGAGGTACAGCTCCCCCATATACTGGTAATGTGCATATGGGGTATTCCATGCCACCTGTCCGCCATATATTCCATCTGGATAATTTGCCGATCCACGCAAGGCTCCCTGCGCCATTGGTATGTACTCGTCACAGTCTGCAACCACCTGCATATTCAACAGTTTCTGTGCATTCCGTATATTATTATCTATTCTTTTGGTGTCTATGTGGATATCTGCGCATCCCACAGTTTGGTTATACTGCATGTCTATTCCTCGTTGAATAATCCTTTTTCTTGTGATCCGCTTGCTTCTGCAACAGCCGCCTTTGCATCTTCCTCTGAATACCCTTCGAATCTGACCAAATACTGCCACTTTGGAATGTATCCGGAGTTGGCGAGTGTGAGGTTTCTCATTCTGTCCTCTTCCTCATTGTATGTAATGTCCCCGAAGTCATACTGTGGCTCATAATCACCAACCGGTGCAAGACCGTACAAATCCGCAAATACAGATTGCGCATAGAACAAATCATCAAGGCAGTCCTGCATTGCATCCCGTACGTCTTTAATGAGCTGAATAGTACGTCTATCATCTGACTCCACCTGTGTTGCTGTTATCATTCCTGTTTTTTCATCTATAACAAAATAACCGTTTGAGAATCCACACTTTACTCCGGTAAGGGATAGCTGCTGATTGATTCCACTTTTTCTTACATCTGTATTGAGCTGAGGATTGACTTCGTGGTATGTTTCTTCCGCGTCCATCCCGGACATTGCTCTAAAAAACTTAGGCAGCTTCACTTTTTGTCTTACAGTCACGCCCTTTTCATCCCTGTATGCCGGCTTCTGTACCAACCGATCGTCCACCATTACCAATCGCCTGCTGTCGAAAATTTCTTCTGCATTCCGGCTGTATGCTATATCCAAATCTTTTAACTCCTCGATAGCATCTGCAAATGCTGATAATCCAAGCGGGCTTTTTGGATCCACATCATTTGTAGATGGCATCCGGAACAGTCCAAACAGCATCGAGTCAATCTGGTCTCCGCTCTTCTTTGTTATATGCACATCCGGCTGCAAAGCAGACCACTTTGTCATGGTCAGATCAACAGGTTTTCCAAGTTCCCCGGAATTTTCCGACACAAATGCTCTATTCGAGATGGAATAAAACGTTTTATCTGTATACTTCTCTTCATCTGTCATACGTACCTTTGCATTAAAGAATCTGTGATATTCCAGCTTAGTGTAATGCTCTTTGCCCTCCTGGTAATCATCTTGGAATACAATACCGGTTATATTGTGGTTTCCATCTAGCTCTGTGATCTCAAATCGGTCTGGCGTTACAATGTCCACACCAACACCATTCGGTTTAAGAATGACCGTTCCACATTCACACATGGTGCCAGTCCACTCCCGGATATGATCATGTACAGATTTCTCCCAGAACTGTGTCATATACTCTTTCCTTGTTCCATCAAACGTCACATCTATAGCAAGCGTAGCAAGGCGTGCGATTTCCTCACACACAAACTTTGCAAATTTAATTGTCCTGATACCCTCTTCTGGGTCTACCCAATCCGGCTCTCCTTTATAGATCAGCATCCAATTCTGTATTGCTTTCTGCATATCACCGGATGTAATACCAGTCACATGGAATTGGTCCTGCATCTCTGATTGGAACATTCTACTCACTAATCCTTTAATTGCTGCTAATAATCCCATATTTCACCGCCTTATATAAGTCCTCTGTTATATCTGCGCGCTACTGTATAAATAAAATATCTGATAAGATCCATGTGGTGATCGTATTCCTTAATCACTCGATCCTCTCCTACTGCCTTTTCATCCCATGCATACGCGCCAAACTCTTTCTGTGTCTCGGTGCAGCTCTCATGTATCTGGAGCATACCGAGATTCAAATACTTCGTTACCTCTTGGATTCCATTCAACACATCATTATTTCCATCTGTGCAGGTAAACTCTCCATACTTCCGGATTGTTGCTTTCATGGCTGCGGCTGACGGATCAATGACAATGGAAGTGATCGGGAAATCTCCCGCCACCTCTTGGATCATCTTGTAATATGCCTCGTTGTCAATCGTCACTCCGGTTTCCCTTCCAGAATAATGTCCCTCCCGGAGCATCCGTACCCTGCCGCTGTTCTGTAATTCCATAAGTCCTACTGCGAATGGGTTCATGGTTCCGTAATCGATAGCAATGTAATAGGATGCTTGTGGACTGTATGTATACTCTCCGTGAAAAATGTTCTTTTCCTTATCGAACATACCATATACAAGTCCCTCGGCTATCACCCACAGTCCAAGGATAAAACGGTCATAGAACACACCGCTATACATTGCCCTATATCTTTCCTTAATCCTCTCCAACAGGGATAAATTATCATCCATTGTAAAATGAAGATAAATCAGTTTCTTTTCATCAGCCTTATCTATCCAATTCAGTTTGAACCAATGGCTAGGAGAATCCGGGTTACAGTTAAACCAAAACTTAGAACCATCTACAGAGCATCGTCCAGTTGCCTGATTGACAAATGACTCCGGCATCAGCGCAACTTCATCGAAGAACATTCCGGCAAGCGTGATACCCTGAATCAGATCCTGCGACCGCTCATCCTTACCACCAAATATGTAAAAGAAGTTGACTGTATCGCCTTTGCTGATTTCAGCCATATTGTCAGATCTATGATCTGTCACCTTATAACCACGACTCCGGAGCATCAGTTTCAACCAGAACAGCACATTTCGTCGGAATGATCCGATTGTCTTTCCTGCCATGCCGAGATTCTGCATATTAAATGTACTCATCGCCCACAGAACAAAACTTAACGACATGCACAATGTCTTACCGCTTCGGATTGCACCATCTGCTATGATTCCATCCTTATCTTTAACCGGTGAATCTTCACACCACCAAGTAAGAACTTGCTTTTGTTTCTTTGAAAATGGCTTAAACGTAAATCCGTTCTGCTTATACTTCTGCTTCATCCGGATAGCATTCTTCATTACATTTTCTTTTAGTTTACGCACCCGCCGGTCAAAATCTGTCCAATCAATCATCCGACCACGCTTTCTTTGCTGTGTCGTTCAGAGCATCCAAGAAGTTGTCCTGCTCCGGTGCATCCTCTGTAGCATCCTTGGTCTGCATCTCCAATTTAATCAATTCAAGTTCAAGTTTACGCTGGTCAAATTCTTTCCGGTGCTTATCAGATGGATTCATTTCAAAGAATTTTGTCAGCCAGTCTATGGCTTTCTGCGCATCCTTTAATTTTACAGATACGCCATCTTTCCCACGTTTAACCTCTTGGAGCAGTTGTGTATCTGTATCTTTCGATTCTTTCAGGTCAACTGTACTGACCATATACTCAATCCCCGTCTCTGGATCCTCAATCTCTTTCTGCCCAAACGACATATAGTTGCCAATATCTGCAAAAGCAATACGCATCTGTAGTTCCACAATATCATCAGTTCCAGCAACTATCTGTTGACGCTTGATCTCTTTCAATCGCTCTATTTCTGCTCGAACCTTTGGCTTTCTTAGACTTTTACTTCCCTCAACCATTGCAGTCTCGTAACTACACCCATAAGCATTCAAATAGCTTTGGGTTGCATTGAACGTCCTACTGTAATATATGCAGAACATCTGTTGTTCCGGTGTAAGTCCATAATTCTGTAATGTTTCTTTCGTGCCATCATCTATAGGTGCTGCCATCTTGTGTGCACCCTTACCTTTTTGTGTGCACACCTTTTTACTTTTGTGTGCACCCTCTTCTCTGTTCCACCCATACCGTTTCTTCCAGCTTTTAACAGTGTTGATAGTGGTTCCGTACTTCTCTGCTATATCTTTGTACTTCATACCGCCCATGTAGTCCTGTTCTGCTCTCTCATAATTCTCCACTATCTCACCTCTTCTCTGCCAAATGGTACATTTCTAACCTCATACCATAATTATAAAACAGTATTTCAGAGAATTTGTACCATTTTAGGGCATGAAAAAAGAGAGGCACTATCCTCTCTATTAATCTCATTGAATTTGTAGTACTAATGGGAGAAGCACCTTTCCAACGTCAATTCCTTTATCTGCAATCCATTTAATAATCGACTTTGCGTTTTCCCATTTCTTAGTTTTTCTTTCATCTGACTTCACTATATTTTCTAATTCTTGTATCTTCAATAATATCTCCTCTACCTCAAAATCCGGTAATGCCGTCATATTTTCAACCGTTTCTCTTGCCATCTCAAAAGACATATTCATCTCTACCGAATTAGAATTTGTGTTATTATTATTAATTGTAATTCCAGACGCATCCTGACTATATATGTTTACATATTCCATAGCTTTAAAGAGTTCCAACTTCTCGATCATAGTTTTGATGTTCTCCAAACACTTTTCTCCAGTATCATCATAGAATAAATCATGCAATCCGCCATCAAAACCTGATATTATAGCATTGTACTTTGATTTTAATCTTCGATGAATTTCTTTTCCTGCACGAACATCATGTTTCTCTATAATTTCTTTTCCAATTGCGATATCTTGATCTATTATCTTTTTAAATTCATCCTTCATATTCCCACCATCTCCCCAATTTTTACTTGTAATTCCATTATAATCACAAGCATATAATCTTTCAACCACATCCATTTCAATTTTACCACACCATCTTCATTTGTCCGTTCTGCTCCTCTTCGATCCGCCCTAACCTCTGCTTAATGATCCGCTGTACGATCCTGCGGCGGCGGTAGAAACAATTTCGAGATATTGGAAGAATACCGTGGTGTGCTTCCAACATATCGTAGCTTGTCCCGATCACGATGGATTCAGTCAGATATTCCGCAATGAAGCTGTCTACCTGGTTGCAAATCTCGAATACTTCTTTTTCGTCCACAGGCATCCCCCTTTCAATTTTGCGTAAAAAAATACCAACCATCGTATCTGACGGTTGGTATTTTTTTATCTTTCTTCTGATTGTCTTTTTAAATTTTGCATCAATAATCCGGTTTTCTTATCAATTTGCTTTTTACAATACCCTTTTACTTTCTCGTATGTATCCATAGGCTTTGACAAATCTAATTCCCCATAATCCAACATTGTATCCAGAAATAGCGCAATTAACCAAGGCGCACATTCTTTACAGCATCCAACTTCTTTTTCTCTTACCCAAAATCCACCTTTTTCTAAATGTTCTCCACAAAACATGCAAGTTTTTGTATCTTCACTCATGTCCCAATTGTCATCCACATATTCAGATATTCTTGCCATAAATAATGTTCCTCCCATAAAATAATATATAAATTATACAGCTCCGTCTTTCAATATTCAATTGTCAATGTTCATATTTTTCGGTAGCCTTACTCGTTTACCATTTTAAATATAAAGCCCCTACAATACGGTTCTCCATCAACGCAGATCATAAAATCTTCATGTTCGATTGGGACATCATACGTCCACGGAATAACATTCCCATTCTCGTCTTTGTCCTTGCACCACTTAACATCAAAACTGAAAGTATTGGATCTCTCACAGTTATGTACAATTCCACCATCGGGGATTGCTTTCACAGAAATTGTTCCACCTTCCCAACAACCTCTCTCATCAGTAATTGCCCCTTCAAGTTCCACCAGATCATCCGATGCACCACTCACAATAACAAATCCATTATCTTTTGCTATCCTCAGTTCCTCTTGGGTAAACTGTGGACAGCCGTATTCTCTTCCATTTAACATTGTTGCAAATTCTTTTAATTCCATCTGTTTTCTCCTTAATTTCAATCCTCTAAAACAAGCATATTTGCATCTCATCATACAAATACTTTTTTCTCCGACGTTTCTTCTTTCATGACGGTATCTCCATAAAATCAAACAATGTC